AATTGTTTCTTGGCTTTTGTTTCTTGCAAGTTTTCTATTTCTTCAGTTAGTTTCATTACATCTAATTGTAAACTTTGTATGTATTCATCTTTTGACATATCTAATATATGTTCTGGTGATGCATAATTTAATCTTTGCAATATTTGTTTTCTAAATAGTTTTAGTGTTGGATTAAACTGCTCAAACATATCATAGTTCTTTAATGAATGTAATACAGTTGCGTGGTCTTTTCCTACTGAAGCACCAATAGATTGTAATGACTTCTTTTTATCTATTTGCTTTAATATCTTATAGTAAACTGCTCTTGCTTCTATTGTTTCTCTTTTGCGTGTAACTTCATTTATATCTACACCTGTAATTTCTTTTATTGCTTTTTTTAATTGTAATGTTATTTGCTTTTCCATCTAATTTTTATTTTTTGTTTTTTACTTTGTTTTATTAGTTGTGTTAAAATATTAAATAATACTATTTCTAATGCTAAATGTATTCCCTGACATTCTTCATATAATTCTTCAGCTTCATACTCTTTTAATATAAACCTTATTTGTTCAATAGTCATTCCTTGTTCTATTTCATATAAGGTAATATTATAATGTTCTGTTGCTATATCATTCATTAGAATAGCTTTTGTTGTGCTACGTGGTTATTTATTCTTTGTATTGCTTTATCGTAATATTCTTTGTCTAATTCACAAGCAGTTAATTCAAATCCGTAATCGTGACAAGCTATAGCTATTGAACCTGAACCTAAATGCGTGTCAAGTATTTTGTCTCCTTCTTTTGCGTATTTTTCAAGGCAATATTTATACAATAAAATTGGCTTTTGTGTTGGATGTTGTTTTTTACCATCTTCATCATCCATTGCAGAATACCTTTTAAATATTCTAATGTTTTTCTTAATAGAGCACCAAGCTAATTCTGCTTCACTAAAGCTTAAATTTGGGTTTAATTTATCCCAAATTATCCAATTATTATTTAATGGTAATGGAAAATAGTTTCCACCCCATATTATTTGATTTTTTGATACTCTAAATAATTCATCAAAATACTCTTGTTTTGGAATTGAACTATCCCAATCTTTACCTTGCTTAAAATTATGTTTACCGCTTCCCATAGTCATTTTACCTGCATCAATACCATAAGGCGGGTCTACAATAGCTAAATCAAAATAGTTATCAGGATAACGTGCCATTAATAACATATTATCTTCATTTGTAATATTTAGCATATTAAAATAATTTTGCGTTTACTTTTGCTACTTTCTTTTCAGAAATTACTTCCTTTAATTGAATTGAAAAATCAATATGTGTTAATTCAGAATCAACTTCTAATAGTTCTTCAATACAATCAGCTATAGGTGTTAAATTATATCTTGCTCTCATATCTGTTAATTCTTGTAAATATACAAGTTTTTCTTTTAAATCTTTAAAAAAACTTATTAACATTTTATTGTCTGAATGATAAAGTAACATTCTTTCGTTTGAAACTTGTGTTTCGTTTAATATGTTTTTTATTGTTGTTTTCAAAATATATCTTTTAATGGGTCATAAAATGCTCCTTCAACTTGTGGCAATCCAAAATTATTTACTTTAAAACTAAAGTTTTCAAATGGTGCATTTCTGGAACGTTTACAACTTACGGTTACTAATCCTTTATTTACTGTGTTTAATTCTAATTGTATTTGTGTTTCTGTTTTCTTTTCTAAAAATGAACCTAAATGCCCTGTTGGTTTATCTGTTCCAAAGTTAGAATGTATAACTGTTACTATGTGGCAATCTAATTCTTTTGACCATTTCATTAACTTTTGCACAACTGCATTACTTTCTTCTATATTATTTACATCACTACATAAATCTGCAATACCATCAATAATTACTAATCCAATATCAGTTTTTTCAAGTTTATCATAAAGGTAGTATTCTATAAATTCAACTCTTTCTTTAAAACTTAATTGCCTTAATGCTAAAGTATGATATTTATCTGTTTTTATTCCAGTCATATCAATAGGGCGTTTAAACACATTTGCAGCGTGAAAATTGCCTTGTTCAGTGTCAAAATGTATTAGGTGCTTATTATCTCTATTTGCCTTTAAATCACCTCCAAATTGCTCTAATTCATCTGCTAAATATATTGCTGATAATAATGATACAAAGAATGTTTTTTTACTTTTAGGAGGTGCTTGTACAAAGCTAAAATTACCATAAGTTCCTATTGGTGTAGGATATTCTATTTTACCATCTTTAGTTTCATAAGTTTTAACACCAAATGAAATTGCAGGTTTTGGATGTACTATCTTTTCTAATGGATTAATGAAACATTCTGCTTCAAAAACTTCCATTAATAATCTCTTTTCGTCTTTGTTTAATTCCATTTGTTTGTTTATAATTTTTTTATCCATTCAGGATAAGGTAAGTCTTTAATTTTTTCCCATAATAATTCTTTCCAATCTTTCATAATCCGCAATATCCTGAATCACATTCGTTAAAATCATTATCAAACAATTCTGAATTAAATTGGTAATTTATAATTTTATCATATGTTTGAAACTCTCTCCAAGTGCAACTATTTGTACTTTCCCTTTCAACTTTTGCAAACCATTCTAATTTATTAGGGTGCAATTTAGCCATTTTATTTAATAATGCAGGTTCTTTGTGCATACAACCTACACAATTATTCATCCAAGCAAATTTAACTGGTTTATCTTTCCAATAATTTACAATAGTATCTTTATAAATATTATCATTTATTAAAGGAAATATTGGTTTTTGCCATCCTATTGTTTTCCATTTATTATTTCCATTTTCTGATTTACCTACTATTGCTTTAAATTCACTCAATCCATTTTTATTTAATTTTTTTATCATTGACTTTGCCCTATTCATTTCATTAGCACGATAACCAATTCTTGTTTCACAAGGTTCTTTTATATTTTCTTGCCAAAATCTAAATATTGGTTCAAGTTTCATTTCAGAAGTACAAAACCTACGCATATATGAAGGTAAAAAAGTTGTACCATTCTTTCGTGAAATAATTTCATCAAATGATTTACCAACTACCCAATCTATTTTACTTCCTATATATTGCTCTAAATCTAATATTGTATCTATAATAATATCATCTTCCAATGTCCCTATAAATTCTTTTCCAATTCTATCACTAACAATTTGTCTTACTTTTGCATCTGGATATTTACATTTAATATCGTCTGTTGTTACCAATGCAAAAATATTATAGTCTGCTGGGTAATTTGCTGCTATAAATGCTGATGTTTGACCTCCACTAATACTATTTACTGTTTTCATTGTTTCTTTGTTTGTTTGTTAAAAAAAGGGAACTTTTACATTCCCTTTTGAGTATAATTTTAGGTAGACTAATACCTAAATTAATAATTAATTAGAAAGGTAAATCTGAAGCTATTTCTTCTTTAGTTACTTCTGCTTTTTTATCAGCAACTGATATAGTTCCATTTGTCCAGATTACATTTCCATTTCCTAAATACGTTTTAGGCTTCTTTGCTTCTCTTTCTTCTTTTGTTTGACTATCTGTTAAAGAAACATTTTGTCCCCATTGGTTAGATTCGTCATTTACTCCAACTGTAAAGTTGTAATAAACTGCACCATCTTTTCCTGATACAAATTTTTCTTTAGGTAATTTGTCAACTCTTAAACTTACATTAATTAATGCACTCATAATTTATTTATTTATTTTGCTTACCTTTTTTTTCTGTTGTCAGCTATTCAGCTTTATTATTTAACTTTTAATAATTCGTCTTTTACTACTTTAGTCATTTTATACTTGCCTTCAATAGTTGCAATATTACCACCATTTTTTAAATATTCAATAGCTTTATTAAATTCAGGTGTATTTTTATTTAACCATTTTAATTCATCAACAGGTGCATTCTTTTCGTGCTTATTTGATGCATCAGGGTCTTGTGTATCGTCAATCAATAATAAATTACCTAAAGCATACTTTTTAGCGTAAGAACTTGCTGAACCAAATTTTTGTGGCATTTGCATTCCTTTCTGTTCTAAATCAACACCAACTATAGCTGAAGCAGTTATTCTGTCTAAATCGTCATTTATTGAAGCAGTAGATTCTAACATTGGAAATTGTAAAAATTCTGAATGTACTATTGATTCTGTAATTGTAAAGTTCACTTTGTATTTTTCATTAAATGGTTTTAATGCTTCTAATATATCTTCAGCACTTCTAAAGTTATATTTACCGAATGAATTGAATTTTGATTTTGATGCTTTAAATTCTTTTTGAATTAAAGACAATTTTTGATTTAATGTTAATTCCATTTTAATTTGTTTTAGCGTTATATTTTCTTACATCTAATTCCCATTGTATTAAATCTATTGTTTGTTGAAAAGCTTTAATATCTTTTTTTAAACTTTCTTGTATTTCAGGAAAATCATCATATTTAGATAATCTAAATTTTAAATAAAATTCTTTTTCTCGAAGTGTTTCTAATACTAATTCCATTTTATTTTGTTTTAATGTTATAAATTTCTTGTTTGATTATTCTTTTATAATCTGCTGGGCAATTTACATCTGCTAATTCAAAACAGTAAGTTTCTAATTGATTAATGTAAAATTC